CTGAAGTCTGTGACGCTGCTGCAGCTGATTGTGAAGACGCTGCGTTTGTTGCAGAAGTACTTGCTTCGGCTGCTTTGGTTGTTGCTGTAGCGGCATCTGCTGCCACACTACTAGCTGAACCTGCTGCTGCTGTTGCACTACCTGCTGCTGCTGTTTGACTAGTAGCTGCATTAGTAGCCGAAGTACCTGCATTGGTTGCGCTTGTAGCTGCACCAGTAGCACTTGTAGCGGCGTTTGTTTCTGATACCTTTGCGGCTGCAGCGGCTGCTTCTGCAGATGCTACATCGGCTCCTATAATATCGGGGATACCGTCAATAAGGGTATCTGTAAATAATCCACCACTGGCGGCATTATCAGTAGCTCCTGTAAAGGAGCCAGGTCTTGCTGGTGTAGTCATTAGATTAACCCTCGTCCATTAAAGTTTACTTGTAAGTTACCGCCTGAAGCGTTACGTTTAGCATCCTCATCATTTGCTTCTGCAATTTCTGATAGGAATGCACCATTGTATTTTGATGCTTGTTGATCATCTTGTACATAAGCAAAGACTTCTGCTAATGCTCCAAACAAAAGAATCCTTTGGTTTTCATCACGTAACCAGTTAGGTGTTGAGATACCAATATAATAAGCATTTGTTACAGTCCCGCTACCAGAAGCCGCCTGTGCATCTGATTGAGTAGCGTAAGCTGTTGTCCCTGTATTACTATTAAAGAATAACTGTTTAGAATTAGTAACACCAGATCCTGCACCTGTTGTGGTAAGGAATCCAGCATTATAGTTAAGAACAGTTACAGCGTACACTGCATCTAAAGCAGGTAGTCTGCGATAATAATAAAGTTCTATTGTGTTTGCTTGATTGCTTGTTGAACCAGCACCAAACCCTGGGGTAAGATACACAACGTTTTGTTGTCTTGCCCAGTAGTTAAGGTTTGTATACTTTTCACTTAAAGCATCATTAAATGTTCGTATATCTAATTTTTCATTAAAGACACGTGTGGTTAATCCAGCAGAATCTACTTCTCTAATTTGAATAAATTCTATAAGATCGTAAGGTAATTGTATTTCTGTTATACTACCTTGTAAACTATTAGCTGCTTTAGTTCCAGCTTGTAATAGTGTTTTCTCATAAATAGCAACATTCTCTAGTGGTGGAACCCGTAAAGTTCTATACGCTTTATCTGCAGCATACTTAAGAGCGTCTTGAATAATAGCATCACTTACTACTTCTTCATCCCTATTACACCATGTACGAACAAGTGCCACTAGCTGAGTATAAGTCAATGCCATAGTGGGCCTCCTGATTAAGTATTGACTACAAGATCTCTATATTCACTCAACAGAATAGACTTAAGCTTTTTAAGATTATTAGGATCACCCATAAAAGATGGGTCATGTAAATCTAAATGGTGATCTTGCAATATTTTAATTGCAACAATATCAGGAATTGTAGCCATCTTACGATAACCACCTTTAGTTTTCCCAAAGTATTCTTGACGATCACGATCTTCTTTAGCTTGTTCTTTATATTGTGTTATGTTTTGAGTTGCTTGCCAATCACCTGATTCTAGATCAAAGCCAGCATGAATATCCTTATCTGCTTCTACAGTTGAACTGCGGAATTTAAAGTCAGTTTCTTTAGACATGTCCTCTTGTCTCCTTATGGTGTTTGTGTATATGGTGCAAAGCGTCCTGCTTTAATATAACCTAATTGTGCACCTGTTGCGCCTACAACGGTTGGTGCATTCCCTACTGCTACTGTTACAGCGTTAGGTTCAAAATGTGTAATTTTATTTGTTGATTCATCGACACGATATGTGCATCTGTCTGCTGGGTAAGTATTCCCATTAGCAAGTCTAATAACTAGCATTTACTTATCTCCCTTTAAATTATGATTTGTTTTGAGCAGGACCACATCCAGCAACTTTACCACCTTTACCGTAGTACTTTGCTACATTACCGCCCATTGCTTTGTACTCAATTTCTTTTCCAGTTTTGTTAGCATACTTTTTAGCAGCTTCCATTCCGTACTTATTATATTTAAACTCTTTATCACCGACCTTTGGCATTAATCTCTCCCAGTAATAACAGAACCACCAGCTGAATAATATTTTGATATTTTACCACCCATTGCATATAATTGTCTGGGGTTTTTTTTATTTTTCTTAAAAGGATTACCTGTTGCTGGTTTAGCTTTTTTAGAATCTTTCTTTATTTGTCCAGACTCAGCTTTTTTAAAATCTTCACCTGACATTGAATAAGCCATGTTATCTCCTATATAAAAAGAAAGGGGAAGCCATAAAGACCTCCCCTAACAAATAGTCTAGTTAAGACCGTAGATAGCACCACAACCAAGTGGGTTGCGTACTTCCAAAGTGCACTCTTCAACCATCATTCCTTTGGTTGAGTCACCCTGCTGGCCTACATCTACTTCCTGCATAGGACGTAGGTAAGCTGTAGCAAACCACATTGGGTCATAGACCAATGCTGCAAAGTCAGCAACGTCAGGGATACCTGAGCCTGAGAATGCAGTACCGTTATCACCCTTAAGTGCAACAGCGTTTGACAGACCCATGATGTAGTTAGGAACTACCATAAGATCGCCAAAGTCTGACATGTATACGTCAACAGACTGACGGAGTTTTCCACCAGCGTCAATGTTACGAACAACACCAGTGTCTGAAACCATTAGGTCTGAGAAATCACGGCGTAGTTTAGGTGACAACATAACTTTAGTTGCCTTACCACCTTGCTCATAGATTTTCTGCATAACAGCATCAATGTCTGTTAGTGCAAGAGTTCCACGTGCAGGTTGAGTAGTACTACCGTTAATTGATCCACGTACAGTGTCTGTACCTTGTGCATCTACACCAGCGTTAGAAGCAGAAGCTGAAGGGGCTTCAAACTCACCTACATAGTTACATGTAGTTGCTGAGTTAATGAAAGACTGGTATCCACCAGCTGAACGTGAGTTGGCGTTCTGTACACCCACAGCATTAGCTGTGTTGTATGAGTGGATCATATCAAATTCCACATCACGGCGTAGCTCAGTTCCACGCTTTTTAAGCTGGTATGCATATTCGTCTGCAACACCTGCTTGATCTACTGCGCGGCGTGTGCCTGATACAGCAATTGTCTTACCGTTAATTTGAGTGTAGTTACCCAAACGAGTACGATAAGGACCAGATACTGCAAACTTGTTACCAGTTGCTGGAGTTGCACCAGTTCCAGTAGAACCATCAGTAGAAGGAGCAATCCAGTCAGTACCTTCGCCAATACGAGAGTTGCCTGGGGCTTCTAGCTGATCTGTCTGCCACTCATGGTAGATAGCTGTTGCTTTGGATTTACCAATAGATGAAGTAAAAGGAGTTTCATCACGAGTAATCATTGTGATAAAGTTTGCTAGATCTTCCCGTTGGGAAACATCTTTGCCAGTTCCGCGAGCTGGTCCCTGTGGGCCACCAGTTCCGCGAACACCAAGATTATTAGCCATATTAATTATACCTCCGAGGTATTAAAGATTTAAAGATTGGTTGGCAAGACCTCTCAAAAACTCCATTTGATCTTCGTTAGAAGAGTCAGGACTCATCGCTCTAGCTTTAACTTCAGCCGCCTTGTCTTGTTTTTTACGGGTTGTAGTTTTAGCTTTCTTAAGCGGAGCTTTTTTAGATGGAGTGGCTTTTCTTTTAGCAGTACCTTTAGTAATACCTTGTTTAAGTCTACGATAATCATCGACAAACTTTACAATAACTGGATCGGCAATTGAATCTAATACTTCTGTAGAAATACCTTCTTCAATAGCAAATTCACGAATTGCTACAGCAGTATCTTCATTAAAGTCAGGGATCATGTCAGGAATAGTTTGATTAAAATATTGAATTTGTTCATTCCATTCTTTTTCATTTTGTGCCTGTTCAGACTTTTGAAGAGTGGTTACTAGTTCTTCACGTTGATTACGTGCATTCCAGTAACTCTTTTGTGCTTGTTCTCGTTTATCTTTTAATTCGCCAACTTCATATGTATCACCATCTTTACGAGCTTTATCAATTTGAGCTTCGATATCATGGTACTCTTTAGAAAGAGCTTGTTCATTTGAGTACAGTATAGCAGCAGATGCCTTAGATAAGTTTTGGATTTCTCCAACCTTTTCTTGGTATTCTTCTTCTAACTGTTTTCTTGCATCACCAAGTTCACGACCCTTTTTAGACAGATGTTGTTCAGTAGAGTAACCTTTAATAAGGTCACCAAAAGAAACTTCGGTATGTTCGCCATCTATTTTGACTACAACTTTAGCTTCTAGATCCAAGTCATCTGTAGCAAACACATCAGGTTCATCGGTAGCGGATTCTTCATCAGCATCTTCTTCGTCTGTGTCGTCTTCAGATTCTTCTTCAATCTCTTCTTCATCATCTTCATTATCGGATTCTTCTGATGTGTCTGGGTCTTCTTCATCAGGATCTTCCGCGTCTAACTCAGGTACTTGCTCATTGGGTAGAGTATCTACGAACTCAGAGTTCGCCATGATGTCAGCCAGCAAAGCCTCTTCAGTTTGACTATTAACCTCTGCAGTAGGTTCATCCATTTGGGTAGAGCTTACAGGCGCTTCGGTATTACTTTCCATTTGCTATCTCCTTTTTAGGACTAGCCTTTTCAGAATTTTTTATCTTAGTATAATGATCAATAAGTGAATGCATGTGTACAAGTTTATCAGAATTAAGTTTTGCTTTACCTGCACTACGCATAGAGTCATACTCTAATGTATTAATCATTTCTCTGTAATTAGTTATAAGAGCATCGATATCAATCGTTCTCATTGTTGTCCTCCTGTAGGTGCGGAATGTTCTTTCCGTACATCTCAAAGTTCATCATTTTCTCCTTAACACTTCCTAGTGCCATAGCAGAACTGTAGAGAAACTCACGAGATTTAGTTTCATGTGGATCCGTCTTGAGCCACTCAAGGAAAAAGTCAATTAAGACTTCACCATATACTTCATCAAAGAACTCATCCCGTTCCCTAGAGGCAAAGTGTCCTTTTACATGGGATTGCCTTGCTAGTTCTTCGGGATGAATTTTATGATTTCCGTATGACTTTTCGTTTCCCAGCTTCTTCTCAGCTGTCTTACGATACTTTTCCATTATCTACACACGATGATGGATATAGATACGCTCATCAGTTTGAGCAGCTGTACCGTGTGATGTTTTAATGTTCTCCATTACACAAGCACCGTGTCCACCAATATGTGTGTAATTAAGAAATTCTTTTGCTGGAACCTTAATGCCTTTATCAGATGCATTAATTGAGCCAGCGCATTTAAGATCAAGTGTAATTACGGAGTCTGTTTCATTTGTAAATACAACTGTTTTATTATTTGAAGTGCTTGTCACTGCAGTTCCTGCCTGAGTGGCTCCTACACCAAGTTTACTAATAGTCGAATGTGCCATTTATATCATCTCCTGAGGTCCCTGTGGTCCCATCTGTGGTTGTGGCTGTTGTTGAGGTGGGCTTAGGATTTGCCTAGCTAACATAATAATCTGGTCATACCCAGGATGTTCTGGTAACTCTGCACCCTCTTTAGTTGCTCTAATTTGAAGATCTGCCCATTCTTGAAAATGTTTATCAATAGATACTGCAAGCTGTTTAGAATTATCATCCATAGTGTTTTTAGTTTGAGCACCAGTGTAAACAACATTTGCTTCTGACAATGCAGCTTCAGCTTCAATCTTACGTTGTTGCAAAGCTTGTTCTGCTTGAGCTTTTTGTTGTTGACTTTGAATAGCCTGAGCAGCTTTTTGTTTAAAGTCATCTGTATTGTAATCTTGTAAGAAGTCATTACTGTCTATATCCATTGCTTCAATTAGTTTAGTAGCAAGGATAGCTGGAGCTTCTGGTTTTACAATCATACCTGCACCTTGTTGTGCTAATGCAGGAAGAATCTCTCCAGCAATACGACTATACTTTCCTATTAATGCAGAGTTAGAGTTTTCACCAATATCTAATAAAACTTCTAAGTCCATAGTTGAAGGTAAGTTTTGCATATTAATAGACTTAAATGCACCTGCAATATTATAATCCATATTACCTTTCATATTACTACGCATAGTAGAATAGATACCAGATAGAAGACGTTTAAATCCTGTCTCAGCAAATCTACGAGCAATATGTTGAATACGTTTTTGTGCAGCAGACTGAACTGCCGATAGCTTTTGCTCAGAGTTTCCTGACACATATAGTGTATCATTAAGACCTTGAGCAGCCTTAGACATACCAGTAGCTTGCTCTTTAATCATTTGCAAATGCTCAAGCAATGGTACAGTACCTGTTGAGATTGTCTCAGGAGGTAACTGTTGAACAGCACCTACAGGGCTACCATTAGTTGGTATGATTTGTTTAGGCTTCATATTCTGCAATGCAGAGAAGTCTACCACATTAGGATCAGCCAGTTTAGGCGAATAGTTAGTGAGGTATGTGTTCTCTACAAAGCCACGTAGGATGGCGGTCGATGCCAGTGTAGAACTACGTGTAAAGTCTGCCATTGATAAACCATAAAACTCAAATGGAATATCGATAGGAACAATAGAGGCCATTGGGATCTCATCACAATCTTCTTCATATAAGATGTGAGACCCTGCTATAATAAAGTGTTTTAACTCTGCAATACCATCACCATCACGATCAACATGCATCCAGCATTCTGTAACAGCTACTTCACGATTAGCTTCTAGTGGTGTGGTTTCTTGTTGCAAGGATCCTTGAGTATACTCTTGTCCTGTAACCTGTTTACGTGCTGCAATATCTTGAGAGTATTTTAAACTACCTGACCATGTATCATCACCAAGTTCATCCCAAGCATCAATACTTTCTGCCATATCGGGATAGTATTTACGGATCTCTGATCGTGTCATCTCTGTTTGCATACCAACAAACGCTGCATCAGTTATGCAAGTAGCATCTCTTGATATACGAAAGTTTTCTGGTGGGACTAATTCTATTTTAACACGAGACTTATTAATACGTTTACGAATACGAACATCAACATACATAAGTTCTGCTTCAGGTTGTTCATTAAATGTATCCATTGGTTCAAATACATTTTCAAATTCTAAGTCACCAACTATTTCAACATCATCTTCTGATAATAGTTTATCAAGGTTTGGTTGGCTAATCTTTTCATATTCTTCAAATACGTAATCGTAGTCTTCAATGTAACCCCAACGGCACACAGCATTCTTCCATAGCAATGCTGCTTTCATCCATTGTTGTATAAGTTCCCATCCGTTATTCTTTTTAAACAAACAATAGTTAGTTATGTCAGAAGCATCCTTAGCAGCTTGAATTGCTGCAGGGGAGCTATCCCAAGGCATAAACCTTGCTAGTCTTTTATTTGTAAGAAACAAATCAGATAAGACAGCTGTATAAGCTTCAACTACTTCTGTTGTAGATGTGTCCACAATTGTGCTAACACCCTGAGGTGATAAGTGGTAGTCAGCCACTCCTGCATATTCATAAGTAGCTTTTAATCTTTCTCGTGCTAGTTCAGATGAGTTTAACCAATCACCAGTAGAGTTCTGTACACCAGATTCTACCATGCTAATTAATTGCTCATCACTAACAACCTCTTTGTATCCTTCGGGTCCCATTACCTTTTCCCTCCAGTGCCTGAGAATATAGGCTTAGCTTTTTCTAAAGCCTTTAAATCATAAGAACCAGCCTTAGGTAATGTGGCTTGAGGTTTCTTAGTATCTTTTTGTTTATGTGTTTCTTGTACAAATCTAGACATTTACCACTCCTGGGTTTACGCTCTATGTCGTTTTACTTTGCTTGCAACCTTTTTAGGTTGTTTACTAAATTGTTTTCCTGCCTTTGTAGCTTTTCTCTTAGCCCTAGTGGTAGCAGCGTGTTCTGCTGACGAGAGACTAGCCACAGCTGAAGCTGGCATATAACGCTCTCCAGTAGCCAACGGGCCTTGCGTAGAGGGTTTACCACTTTTGGTTCGCCACTTCTGAGAAGTCCATTTGCTTAGGCTCTTTTGTGACGGTTTTTTCCCGCCCATTAGTCTCTATAGCCTCCACCATTTGCTTTATACTGTTTAGCAAGCATCTGCGCCTTTCGTGCCGACCATTGGCCTGGACGACCGCCTTTACTACCCGCTTTAATTTTGTTAAACAAACCTTTACGCATTGTCGGTTTTGTGTAGTTACCTGCCGCATTTACAGCCATCCTTAGCCTCCATAATGTATATATCAAGCATCTCTAGTTTTTCATGCCACTTAGCCATACTGCTTAATTCAGTTTCAATAGCACTAATAATATCACTATGCTCACCAATCCCAACAGGGTTATCTAAATAGACTTCAATATTTGCCACGTGCTTAGCCACATGACCTTCTGCGTGTTTACGAACCGCTTCTAACAATTTGTCCTCCATAATTACCACTTAACCTTATTAGCCCAGTACGCTGCGCTTAGGGGTCCACGAGCAATGTTTTTTCCATGACGAGCTTTAAATGATTTACGTTTCATTTTCATACGCCTAGACTCACCTGCTTTAGGTTTACCTGCAGTACTAGCTCCTTTCTCCCCAAACCGTATTAGTTTTCCTTTAGGAGGATTGCCATTTTTTCTCGCAAGGACTGCGTGGGACTTTTTAGGGTGGCCTGGAGTTCTTTTTGGTTTGTTAAATCCTGCAAAGGTTTCCCCACCTTTTTCGATTGACATGACAATTCTCCATTATTAAAACGAACACTATTCCACCACACAATAGGGCTTTTGTATTCTTTAGATTTCTTTTTTCTTTTGGGTTGAGTATACGGTATGTGCACCATTTTTTAATCCATCCAAATAATAATCTCTTATTTGATCTGTTGTTCGTCCACATCCAACACAATATTTATCTTTACTGTCTAATTTACAAACACCAATACATGGG